CGGGAACATTTAGGAACATTCCAATGATAAAATTAACCAATTAAATGCGGGGCACCAAGGTTGGCCCCTGCGGGGCCAAAGCGGGGCTGCGCCTGGAGGCCCCCTTGAGCACGAAAAGACACAAGTTGTAAATTAACACATTTATTGTGATGATTTCAGTGCAAGTACAAAAGTAAAGGTAAGTTTGCCTAATACAAATTTTCGACCAGTCTGAGGAAACACGGGAACGGGTTCGGGTCCGAGCCGCTCACCACCGGGGCGTATAGCAGGCATAAAGAATAGCATACCGTTGTAGGTCATACCACCCGCTGCGGCTGTACTAAGATCAACATAACCACTATACGATTTCTGTATGTCAGTAGTGGTAGAAGAGGAGGTTCCATAAGCATCGGTAAGTTGTGTAAGGTTAGGCTTCATAATTCTCTTCCACGGCTTGTAGATAGAATGGATACGGGAATAGGGACGCATCTTGTTTGCGGCATACTGAGCAGATGTGGCGTCAACCTGCAGAGCTCCTGTCTCATCCACAATACGGTCAGGGTTTTCGTATATGGGGACAGTCATAAGAACAGCATCCTGAGCGGCGAACGTAGAAGCACCAGGAACACCGGGATAGACGTTAGTTACACCCATAGTCTGTGCCGGACGGTAGGAAACGATAACTTTCGCCAGTCTAGCCGACGATAGCACATTAGTCCAATTAGAAAAGTCCTGCGAGAACACGGGAATCGGCAGAGCAGGGACTGCAGTAACGTTAGTCATCTGCAACTCGGGTAGATCGACGACAATGTCGGTGTTCATAGCAAAGGGGACATAGGCACGGAAATAAATATTCGGCCCACTCGGATTATCTAGAACAAGATCATAGTCCTGGGACGTCATCTTGATTATTCGGGTTCGCTGGTTGATTTGCTTTCGAGGAAATCGAGTATATCCTCGACGAGCTCTATAAGATCCTCGTACTCCTCGCCTAAAGCGACTGCGCCTAAAGCTAGAAGGCCGACGCGCAAAGCGCGACTTGCGGAAACGACGTTTTCGAAACATGGCATAGTAGAAATAAACAATATAACTTTATTCGGTTCCTTTTATACACCTAAGAACCTCTTTAACATGTTCAACATTATCTTTCGTAACCTCAATCTCCATAAAACGACGCTCTAGAGCGAATACAGTTTGCTCTTCAGAAAAGACGTCACATATGCGATACTGACTAGTGACTATAACCTTCTTCGGTCTAATAATGATGGTGGTGCCCTTCTGTTCGGCAGGGAATGGGTAATGGTCACCCCATATCTTCAGATCACGTCCAAGCTTCTGTGTCTTGCGATCCCAGTCTTCTATTAGAGCATACTCTTCATCGTTGTAGCCATCCCACCACTTCGTAGCTGGCTTCACGTATACATCTCCAAATACATCACGTACAGTACGCGATTTACCGGCACCAGTGTGTCCATGCAGCCATATACCCGGTAGCTCGCTAACCTCGCTAGGCTTAGGTTGATAGTCTCGACGAATACTCTTGATAGCTCGTTCATACTTGAGATAGTGCTCAGTATCTATCTCAGAGAAACGTCCTTCTTCGGCTAGCATTCTAGTTCTCTTCCACTTCTCCTTAGTAGCCTCAGATCCAGTAAGCGGCAACTCTCCATACTCATAGACTTGGCCGTCCTTAGAACAATACTCACGGTTCTGTGAGGGAGTGCCACGAGCACACTCCCAGTGAGCACGGGGAAGCAGCGTCTTCAGGGAAGGTAGACGCATCCTCTTAAGAAACTTGACATAGCCTTGGAGATGACGTGTTCCACTCTCTCCGGTCTCCACTCCGTATACATGATAGCAGCATAGCGGATCCAACACTCGGCTCTCTTCATCCTCCACAGGGTTGTTCAAAGTATAACACCAACATAAAGCAGATGATCTTGATGTCATTGTACTGCGTAGTCCTGGTAATACTGTGCAGGACCACGCCCGGTACACCCAATTTATAGAAATTTGAAATTCAATTGAATTGTGGGACAATAAATTCCAGAATATTCGGGAACATTTAGGAACATTCCAATGATAAAATTAACCAATTAAATGCGGGGCACCAAGGTTGGCCCCTGCGGGGCCAAAGCGGGGCTGCGCCTGGAGGCCCCCTTGAGCACGAAAAGACA